CGATTCGATGACGTCAACGCACGGCTGCATGCGGAGCGCGAAGAAACGGCGCGGCTAAGGTCAGAGCTTGCGGCACGTCAAGAACAGCCGCAACCGAGCGGGCTGAGCCTGAACGAGCTTGAGGACCAGTATTACGAAGCCTTTATGTCGGGCGAAAAGGAGAAGGCGATTGCTCTGCGCGCCCAAATCAACGAACACATCTACGCGCAGTCAGAATTGGCGGCAGAACGGAAGCTGCAAGAGCGAGAAGCATCCTCGGCATTCAATCAGGCCGTTGCCAAAGCCACCGCAGACTATCCGTTTCTTGACCCGGCAAAGGACGTGGCTGACGCCCAAGCTATTGCTGATGTGGTGGAGTGGCGCGACTTCTACATCAGCCGTGGTGATTCTCCGGCTAATGCGATTAGCCAGGCCGTGGCAAAGATTGCGCCGATGTATCAAAAAACAGCGCCAGCGCCGAATACGCGACAACAGCAAGCGATTCAGCGCGCAGTCAAAGACTCGTCTGCACAGCCGCCAAAAATGGACACAGGCGTTGGAAACAGGGGTATCCCGGCTGGCAACGCAATCCTTGATGACGTGGACAAATGGAGCGCAGCAACCCAAGAGGAACGCATGAAGCATTTGGCGTAAAAATGCTGGCTTTCTGCATATAATTGTTTGTAACAGGCAATACACAGCCCTTGCCAGGGCGGAAATCCAGGCCGCACCGAGGCGCGTAAATGCTCGAACTAGCTAGGTAACGAGGCGGCAAATCGTTTCCGGTGGTTGGCCCGTAAGCCAACGAGACGTGTTTTTAATCTCAATTACGGAGTCAATCATGGCATTTACAGCATTTGGCGCAGGCCAACCAGAGTTTAAGCGCGCATGGATTAACGAGTGCATTACTGGCTATCGTCAGCAAGCATTCTGGTTCAAGTTCATGGGCAAGGGTTCAAACAATATCGTCCAGCACATCGACGCGCTGAAGAAGACCGAGAAGGGCGACCGGGCAATGATTGCCCTGAAGGCCAATCTCAAGTCGTCAGGCATTGTCGGCGACAACGACGTCAACGGCCGCCGCGAAGCGCTCGAAACCTATTGGGTGGAAATCCACTGCGATTTCCTGCGCAAGCAACTCTCTAGCAAGGGCCGCGTTGACGATCAGCGCGGCGTGATTGAGTTCCGCAAGGAAATGAAAGATTCGCTCGCAGACTGGAAGGCGCAAATCAATGACGACCTGATGTTCCTGACGGCATCGAATATCAGCTATGCGTACAACACCGATGGCTCGTTGCGCGATACCGGGGCAGAAGACCAACTCACGCAACTTGAATACGCGAGTGACGTAGCTGCCGCACCGACCAGCAACCGCCACTTCACGTTTGACGGAACCAATCTCATTGCGGGCAACACCGCAGCGATTGCATCTGGATACGTTCCGAAGTATGGCGCCTTGGTTGATTTGTGCGCAGAGGCCAAGACGCGGGGTGTCAAGCCGCTGATGATTAACGGCAACGAGGTTTATGTCCACGTGGTGCATCCGAAAACCTTCGCGCGCTACAAGAAGGACGCCGATTTCCGAGACGTGCTGATTAACGCCGGGGATCGCGGGATGAAGAATCCGGTCTTCACTGGCGCAGCGGCCTTTACTGTGGATGGCATTCTGTTCCATGTGTCGAACAAGGTATTCAACACGGCGGGCGCAGCTTCAGGCTCCAAGTGGGGCGCAGGTAGTGCCGTCAATGGCACTCGAAGCCTTCTGCTTGGTCAGCAAGCCTTGGCCTATGCCGACATCACCAGCAATGGCGATTGGCATGAGGAAACATTCGATTCTGGCGCAAAGCTTGCTGTGACGATGGGCCAATATACCGGAGTTTTGAAGCCACGCTTCATGTCTCGCCTTGACAGTGACACCGTGCAGGACTTTGGTGTTATCTGCATGGACTACTACCTGTAAGCAACCGGCGCGGGGCTTCGGCCCTGCCCTTTTAAGAGGATATTTATCATGGCAATCACAAAAGACGTTGGCGTACAGGATATTTGCGTCAAGACGGTAACAATCAATCTGGCCGACGTGACTTCAGGCGCGGACGTTTCGGCAATCGACCTGCCGAACAACTCTGTCGTTTTGTCCGGCTCGCTCTACACGACGGAGGCATGGAATTCAACATCGACCGATGTTTTGTCCGTGGGTGACACGACGACCTATAACCGCTATCTGAGTGCTGGCAACATTCGCTCTTTGGCGGCATTGGTTCCGCTGGTTCCGACCGGCATCGTCCAACCGACGAGCGGGCTGACCGTTCGATGGGTAAGTGGTGGCGGATCGCCCACGACCGGCAAGGTGCGTTTGATCGTTACGTATGTCGTTCTCGGCAAGGCCGAATACACCTACGAGTCGTAATCAATAAGGCGGGGGTAACTCCCCGCCTCTCACAAGGATAGACATGCTTCTTAAATCACCTACAGAATGCCCTATTTCGTTTGGCACAAAGACCGGAAGCGGTCATAGCATGGTGCTGGATAGCAACGGCGCTGATGTTCCGCAAATGTTTATTCAGGCCGCTTTTGCTGCTGGCGCTATTCCAGTTGGCGAGGAAGAAGCCGCTTTTGTTTCGTCTCCGGTTGATACGAAAACAAAGTCAGCAAACGAGCTAATCATTGACGGCATCAAGACGATGCTTGAAAGAAAGAGCGACAACGACTTTACGGCTGGCGGATTGCCCGACCGGCGCGTGTTATCAAAAGTTGTTGGCTTGAACGTAACGGCGGAAGACTTGGCCGTTGCCTGGAAAATACTGAATGAATCTGTCTGAACTGCGCGCCAAGGTTCGTCTGCGACTGCGAGACACGGCAAAGCCGTATCTTGTCAGCGACGATGAAATTGACGACAGCCTAAACGAAGCAGAGCGCGAGGCAGCATTCAGGGCGCTTCTGATCCGAGACAAGACAAGTGCTCTGACGCAAATCAATATCAATTGCGACGAAACGGAGTATGCCATTAGTCCGCTGATCGTTGACGTGCTTGGCATCGTCGCTGAAAGCAATGCAAATTGCGCCTTCACCGGCTGGACGCTCAACGAATCAACGCTGATTCTGGACTCGCTTCCGGCCTATGAGGACGTGCTGACGCTGGATTGTTATCGCCTTCCGTTGCGAGACATGGAAGAAGACGACGACGAACCTGAAATCAGGGCCATTCACCACGACAGGATGATTGAATGGGCGCTGAGTCTATGTTACCTGACGCCTGATGCCGACCTGTTCGACCAAGCCGCGTCAGACAGATACGCCGGTCGGTTCGCGCAAAACTTTGGCGAACGACTGAGCGCCAGAACGATGACAAATCACCGCAGCAAAACACTTAGGGCCGTTATGAGTAACGGATATATGTAATGCTGGCTTTTAAGCGACAATGACCTTACTCGCCGTGACGGCTACACAATCCCAGGGCTGGAGTTTCAATGGCAGCAAAAGCAAAGAACCTGACGCTAACCGAAGGCCACTCCTACATCATGGACATCTGGCCGGAGGAACAGCCGCCGATTATTCGCAAGCCTATCATCAGCGTCACGTCCCCGAATGGTTGCGCGCAGATCGAAGCTACAGCACACGGTGTCAAAGACGGCGCCCGCGTTGCGGTGACGAACCTCAAAGGCACCATGTCGCAGATTAACGCCGATATGGACGCGCTGAAAAACTACAAGAACACGAGCGAATACCATCCGGCCACCGTTCTCAGTGCTGACCTGATTGAGCTGAACGACACCAACGTCGCTGACTTAACGCATACGCCAAACACCGGATTCATCCAGTACAACACGCCCACCGATTTGACGGGCCACGCCCTGCGCTGCCGTGTGCGGGATAAGCAGGGCGGCAATCTGGTGGTCTGTTCAGTTCCAGGCACAACGGGCAGCGTCAAGCCGACCAGGGCCGGTCAGGACGGCTCGGTCACTTGGGTAAAACCAAGTACTTCAGAGCTTACAGCACTGCGTATCACGCAAGGCGCTTCTTACACAGAGCTTGTTTGGGTCGGATCGACCGCTTATTCGGCCGATGACGTTGTTGACCTGTCCGTAATTGCCTCGTCCGATGCCTCCGACTCGCCGTATGACGTGCTGGCAATCGACACAGATGTTTCCTCCAGTCGCGTTCGGCTGACGTTTCCGCCCGTTGCCACGACGCTACTCTCCGGCAAGACGGCCTATTACGACGTTGAAGACGTGAGCGACGACGCCACGCCGGTTGTTTCGGCGCTTGTGGCCGGGTCGGTAACGGTCGAGAAGGAATAAGAATGATGGACCAAACGTTTGTAAACATGATCATTGCCGGGCTGTTATCGGCAATCTCATTCATTCTCAAGGTGATTTGGGACGGGCTGCGCGAGTTGCAGAAGGCTGACGTAGAACTGACGGGGCAGATCGGAAGGGTTCGTTTGATGATGGCTGATTCCTACATCAAGAAAGAAGATTTTGACCGGATGGCAAATGCCTTGTTTGCAAAACTGGACAAGATAGAGAACAAACTGGACGGCAAGGCCGACAAAACTAAGCGCAATGACACCTAATCAGAAAAAAGCCCTTGCCGCTGCGGTCTTTGCTACCGCGATTGCGGTTCCAGCCGAAGGGATGCGCCAAAAGGCATACAGCGATCCGGTCGGCATCCTGACGGTGTGCTACGGGCATACAGGCGAGGTCGATAGGAAAAAGTTCTACTCGATTGCGGAGTGCGAGGCGCTGCTTTCTGCGGACATGCTTGAAGCCGTTGAGCAAGTAGAGAAGTGCGCTCCCGGCCTTCCCGCTCCGGTACTCGCGGCATTCTCGGATGCAGTGTTCAACATCGGGCCGAAAGTAGCATGCGACAAAGAGATTTCAACAGCGGCAAGGATGCTTGCGGCTGGCGACTATCAAGGGGCGTGCGATCAGCTTGTGCGCTGGGACAAGGCGCGGGTGGCCGGGGTGATGGTATCGCTTCCGGGCCTGACCAAACGCCGCGCCAAAGAGCGCGACCTGTGCTTGCTGGGGGTTGTATGACGATGTTTGCTTCGCCGTCGATTGATCCATTCGAAGTTTCTTACACTACAACAGGCCGCAGTGGAAAGAAGACGCGAAACGTAATTGGCGTGCTGTGTCCGACCGTACTTGCGCAACGCATGTCGCTTGCTAGTCCGATATTTGTATCGCTTGGAGACGTATCGGTAGATTGGAGCGCTCCACAAAGCGCTGGCTATCGTGCGATGTTCGACAAGACTGCTCAGGAGGTTGTATGACCATGTTTGCGCCGCCGTCGATGGACGACTATCTCTCTCCGATTGAGATTTTTCTGGTCCGCGAAGTGGACATGGAGCCGCGTAACGGCCTGCCGGGCTACACGCTCGGACGGCTGTACTACGGGGCGAATCCTGACGGAAAGATATTCACCCGCGAAGATCAGGATCGGCGGCTAGAAGAAGGTGGAGCGAAGGAGTTTTCCGCCACGGCCATCCCGATTGGCCGGTACGAGATGTACCTGTACGACACCATGCTGTTTGGTGACATTCCAGTATTCAAGGACGTTCCGGGCTTTTCGTACTGCGGCATCCAACCCAAGAGCGGGAATGAATCGCTGCTGGGCTGCGTTGAAGTCGGGGAATACCGGACGCTGAACGGCGTGTCGTGCAGTGAAGGCGTGTTGCACAAACTACGCGCCATGATGCGCAAAGCCAAGGCTGACGGCCGCAAGGTGTTTTGTACAATCACGAGGGGGACGAAATGACGACTCGAGACAAGATTGGAATCTGCCTGCTGCTGTTCGTTGTGTGGCTCGGGCTGGTGGTGGCGGACATGGCCCCGGTGGATGACTTTGTAAAGGCGATCCAAGCGGCCTTGGTCGGGTTTGGTGCCTATCAGGCGCGCTCCGTAGAGGATGCTGCAAAATGAGGATCGCCCTCGTATCCTTTCTTCTACTCCTGACCGGATGCGCTTCAGTGCAGAACGCCGGGACGGCGGAGTATTCCGTCAAGCCGGTTGTGATCGGTGAAAAGACTATTTGCTGTGAAGTGACGGTGAAGAACGGGAAAGAGTTTGCCTATCTTGAGGCGCATATCGAGAAGCGCGGCGATGACTACACGGTCGATCTAAAAGAGCAAGGCGTCAAAGCATTTGAAGGGCAAGCGATTGCAGCTTCAGTGATCGGCGCATCGCTCACGACGGTACAGCGAGCCGCGCTGACAACGGCCCTGATGCCCATGGCCCCGCTTATTATCCCTGCAGCTGGCGCAGCTATAGCGGCCCCAGGAATCGGCGCTGCGGCGGTCGGTGCGGCAGGGGTAATAGCTACGCAAAAGGCGCTAGAAGAATGAGCGAGTTCAAGAACCAGCTAGTCGTCAGTCTGGTGAGCAGCGATCCGGAGCGCTGGCGGCTGTACTCACCGCTCGTTTATTCGTCGGACTTGCTAGGTTTGATTGTCGTGCCGGTCGGATTTGAAACTGACTTTGCTTCGGTCCCGCGCCTTCCGGTGCTGTTCTTTCTGGCCGGTGGCTTCGCTAAAGCGCCGTCCGTTGTCCATGACTTCCTGTATTCGGAACATAACAACTTCACACGCGAGCAAGCCGACGCAGCCTTTCTCGAAGCAATGGAAGTCGACGGCATTTCAACCTGGCGCAGAAACGGAATGTAC